GCTGATAAACAAGAGGCTCAACGAGAAGCAAACGAAGCTAATACAGTTTCTAATGATACATCATTACCACAAGATGGTAGAAGTTCAGCAAGTGAATACTCAAAATTGAAACAAAGTGAGATAAGTAGTGGTGAAAGAAATGCAGCACCTGTGGATTTATCCGAAGAAGAATTAAAAGAAATTGAAGAAGGTACACCAGAAGAATATAAATGTGAAACTGGTACCAAGATTGTTGCTATTGCAAAAAGAGATATTGGTATCTTAGAAACTGGTACACCACCTGGTAAAAACTATGGTGGATTTCCTGGCGGGGTTCAAAAAAATGAACGAGGTAGGATTGATGATATGTTTGATAATGTAGGATTAGATAATCAAGCTAAGGTTAGAAAAGATGGTAGTGGATATTATTGGTGTGCTGCCGCTGTTGCTACTTGGTGGCAAGAGGCTGGTTTGAGTACACCGAGTGGTGGAGCAAGTTGTGATAATTGGATGAATTGGGGAAAACAAAAAGGATATTGGAGTACAAAACCAAAAGTAGGTGCGGCTGTTTTATATGGAACAAATGCTGATGCACATCATATTGGTATAGTTGCTGGTGTAACTTCAACTGGTGGTATTATAACAATCGAGGGAAATACGAGTGGAGGTGGATTCAATAGAAACGGATGTGGTGTATTTCAAAAAGTACCAAGAAAGTATTTGGGATTTGTAAACCCACCTGATTGTACATAACCATAAAATCATAAAGAATATATTTATATTAAGATAAAAGAAAACAAATTACAATGGATTCAAAACAATTAGTAAAAGTAATAAAAACAATTGTAGAGGCTGAAGTAGCAAAGAAACACGAAAAGTTTCTAACAACAACCTTTCCAAAAATCTTGGAAGAAGAAGTATCTCGTAGAGTAAAAACTCCATTGGAGGGGAAGGGAGGTGTTGTTGTTCCCTCCGCTCAAGTAGTGGAAGAAGAAGTAGACCCATTCCAAATGGCAGAACAGGCTTTACAAGAAGAACGACAAGAACCTCAAAAACAGTTTACTAAAAATACTGTTTTAAATGAGGTATTAAATAATACGAAGCCATTTACAGCAGAACAAAGAAAAGGTTCAGTTGGTCAAAAATCGGTATTAGATAATTTCCAACAGCCAGTAAATGAAAGTATGGATAAAACAGTTACCTTTAATCAACAAGGAGCTGGTTCAGGTTTGGAAGGAATGAGAGCATCGATGGCTGCTCAAATGGGATATGGTGATGTAAGTAGAGGACCAAGAAAAACTGGACTTGGTGTACAAACAGGTTTACCTGGTTTAGATAGAATATTAAACAGAGATAACTCTGAGTTAGTTAAAAAGTTTAAAAGATAGTAGGAGAAAAATAGATGGCTTATGTTATAGGTAGAAAAGTAGTAAAGGATACGGAAGATTTCGATTCGTTTGCGTATGGTATTACTTTGCCTGTAAAAAATGGTGAGACTGGTTTTTTTGAACAAGCTTTCACTTCATATGAACAAGCTAAATCAAATTTAAAAAATCTTCTTCTAACACAAAAGGGTGAACGAATCATGCAACCAAATTTTGGTACTGGCCTTCACTCTTTATTGTTTGAACAAATGGATGATACTTTTGAAGAAAAGATACAGGATACTATAACAAAAAATGTTAATTATTGGTTACCTTATATCACTATTAAAAGTATAGATGTAGAAATGACTAACGAATTAAAAGATAAAAATAGAGCTAATCTAAGTTTACAGTTTACAGTTGGAAATCAAATTGATTTACAAGAATTAACATTTACGGTACAAGGAACAAATTAAGATGGCATTAAATTCAGCAACATTTAAAAGTAATAACGGAAGGAACATAAAGTATCTTGCAAAAGATTTCTCTAAATTTAGAGAGAACTTAATTGAATATGCAAAAACTTATTTCCCTAAAAGTTATTCAGATTTCAATGAATCATCACCAGGTATGATGTTTATTGAGATGGCTGCTTATGTTGGAGATATTCTTTCATATTATACGGATGATTCTCTTAAAGAATCAATGATGTTGTATGCTGAAGATAAAGAAAACGTAATTGCCTTATCAAACTATTTAGGTTATAAACCAAAAGTAACTTCACCTGCTATTTCTGAAATATCAGTATATCAATTAGTTCCATCAACTGGTAATGGTTCTACAAATAAACCTGATTCGGATTATTATTTAAGAATTAAAGAAGGAATGGTAATTGAATCATCTAAATCAAATACACAATTTAGAACATCGGAATTGGTAGATTTTAACGATGAAACTGATAGAGAGATTACAGTATATGAAAGAGATTCAAGTGGAGAACCAACACAATATTTGATTAAGAAAAAAGTAAATGCAATATCTGCTGAACTTAAGGAGATAACTTTTAATTTTGGAAATACACCAAATAATTTTGCTAAAATACAACTTGCGGATACTGATGTGATTGATATCTATGATGTAAGAGATTCAAATGGAAACAAGTGGTATCAAGTACCATATCTTGCACAAGAAATGGTTTACATTGATTATCCAATATCAGAACAAAATGATAAAGACTTATCTCAATTTAAAGATTCGGTATCAAGTGTACTTAGATTAGTAAAAACTTCTCGTAGATTTACAACAACAGTAAACTCTGATAATACTACATCAATTGTTTTTGGGGGTGGTACTTCATCTAACGATGAAACATTAATACCTAATTTTAAAAATGTAGGGTTGGGATTAAATTCATCAATAGATAGATTAGGTTCTTCGTTTGACCCATCAAACTTTTTGAAAACAAAATCATACGGTCAGGCCCCAACAGGAGAATTTACAGTATCTTATTTAATTGGTGGTGGTGTATCATCTAACGTTGCTAAGGGAGAATTAACTACTATATCAAGAATTGATTTTGATGATGATGTTAAAACATTCGTAGGAGATGATTTAACTTTATATAATAGAATGAAAGCATCGGTTGCGGTTGATAATGAAATGCCAGCAACTGGTGGTAGAGGTGCAGAAACTATTGATGAGATTAGAGAAAATGCACTTGCTAACTTCGGTTCACAAAACAGAGCGGTAACAAGAAAAGATTATCAAGTTAGAGCATTATCTTTACCACCAAAGTATGGTGGAATTGCAAAAGCTTTTTGTGCACCTGATGGTGAATTAGATAATAACTCACCAAGTTCTATTTTAAATAATCCAGATTCACTTGAAGAGTTCGCTGGGTTAGTACAATCACTTAAGGAATCTAACTCTACTGAACAACAAATTAAAGATGAGGTTAGAACCTTTTTAGCTGGTAAGAAAAATAATTTAAACGAAAAGAATAATCCATTTGCTATCAACTTGTATGTACTTGGATATGATTCGAACAAATATCTTTCAACACTAAACAGAGCAGTAAAAGAAAATCTAAAAACATATTTAAGTGAATATAGAATGTTAACAGATGGTGTTAATTTAATTGATGGATATGTTATAAACATAGGATTGGATTTTGAAATCAGAGTTTATGGTGGATATAACAAACGAGAAGTTCTTACAAAATGTATTAACGAACTTAAAGATTATTTTAACATTGATAATTGGACATTTAATATGCCTATCAATATTTCTGAAATAGAAATTTTAATTGCCGGTATTGAAGGAGTACAATCAGTACCGAAGTGTGAAATAGTTAATAAATGTTTAGGTAGTTATTCTGAACACTCATATAATATTAAAGATGCAACTAAAGGTAAAATGGTTTATCCATCTTTAGACCCATCTGTATTTGAAGTAAAATTTCCTAATAAGGATATTAAAGGGAGGGTGGTGTAATGTATTATTTTTTAACAGCTTCGAAAGATTCAACTATATATTTACAACAACCAACACAAAATACTGGTTTAGATGAAATATTAGAAGTTTCAAAAACTTATTATGGAACTTTAAAGGATATTGCACATACTTTGATAAAGTTCGAAACTACTCCATTATCTCAATCAATAGTAGATGGTGATGTAACTATGACATCGGCAGAACTTATTCTTCGTGAATGTGATGCTTCAAGTGAAATCCCAACAGATTATACAATCTATGCTTACGCTGTAACACAATCATGGGATATGGGAATTGGTACTCGATTTGATGAAATATCAACGGATGGTGTTTCGTGGAACAAAGTTAGAACTGGTGTAAATTGGATGACACAAGATTCGCATTCTGCAGATACTACTGGTTCATTTAATGGTAAGGGAGGAACTTGGTTTACAGGTTCATATTCAAGTCAATCATTTTCATATGAAACATCTGATATTGAAATGAATGTATTAGATACCATGACCTCTTGGATAAGTGGTTCAATTCCAAATGAAGGATTTATATTGAAATATACATCATCATTAGAAAACGATACTAATGATTATGGTCAATTAAAATTCTTTTCAAAAGAAACAAATACAATTTACCAACCTAAAATAAGAATTGGTTGGGATGATTCTTCGTTCTCTACTGGTTCTTTAACAGAACTTACCGCTGATGATATTCATGTAACGTTCAAAAGATTAAAGACCAGATATAAGCGTGGAAGTAAACCTGAAATCAGAGTTTTTGGTAGAGAAAAATATCCTCTAAAAACATACACCAACCTATACTCTTATACGGATGTAAAATATTTACCATCTACTACTTATTATCAAGTAAGAGATGCTATTACTGAAGAGATTATAGTACCATTTTCAGATTATTCAAAAGTATCATGTGATTCAAATGGTAATTACTTTAAACTAAACTTAAATAATTGGGAATACAATAGAGATTATTATTTAGAAATTAAAGTTGATAGAGATGGTGTTGTAGAAAACTTTGTAGATAAGGATTTAACTTTTACGGTAGAGAAATAAATGAGTTTACAAGATAGATTTAGAATAGATGAACTTGTTAAAAAAGGTTCCAAGGCAGTCAAAGTAGATGACTCCAAAGGAATTGTTGTGCGTAAAAAAGATGGCAAGGAAGTTAAACCAATTACTGAAAAAATTGAAAAACCATTTGGTTTAGAACCCATAAGAGGAAAACAGAAACAACCAAAATTAAAAACTGATTTATTAGAACCACAAGAAGAACAAAACGTAGAACAAACTTCTTTTAGTGGAGAAACATCTTCTCCTTTAGAAAGACCTTACTATGATAAAGAACAATTAGAGAAGGCAATTGATGTAAAGGTAGATGAATTAATTAAACCTACTAAACCTCCGAAAGAAAGATATATAAAGTACACTAAGTACGAAGATAAACTTGAGGAAATTAGAGATTACATCGAAAAGAATAGATTGTTATCCGAAGATGTTGCTGAATTGGAAGGTGTAGTTTCTCAACTACAAACTGTAATATCTGATTTAGAAAATCAAGTTGTTGCTGCTGAAGAAAGAACAAGAACTGCTGAATCTGAATTTGAAGTACTTTCAAAACGATATGAACAACTTCTTGCAGATTTTCAAAATGCAGTATTAAAAGGAACTAAAGAAGGAATTGAAAGAGTATCACTAACAGCACAAGTAAGAGGGTTGGGTGCACAAAAAGAAACACTTGCATCACAATTAGAATCTGAAAAGGAAATTGTAAAATCATTACAATCGGCAAATGATACACTACAACAAACAATAGAATCAAATAGACAAATTGCTCAACAACAAATAGAAGCGGCAAACCAACAAGTAAAAGCAGCTCAATCAACAGCTGCAACTGCGGCTAACTCTAAGAAGAAAAAGATTATTTGTGTAGAGTTATACAATCAAGGATATTTACCATATGAAATATATAAAGCTGATGAAGATTGGGGTGATATGATGTTTGTTAAAGACCCACGATTAGTTGTTGGATATATGATGTGGTCAAGACCTATTGTTGAATGGATGAAGAAAAACCCAAATCATATTTTAATTGATATATTCTACCATACCTTATCTAAATATTGGTGTGCATGGATGGCAGACCAGATGGGTGTTAAGGTAAATAGAAAAAGGATTTGGATTGGTAAATTAATTCATACTGTATTCGGTAATGGATTCAGTAAATTTGTTTATGATAACTTTGGTGGTGAACGAAGATATAAAGTATTAAAATATTTAGAAGCAAGAAATGGCAATTAAAGGATTTAAAGATATCGTTGAAAGAAGAGGATACAAAGTAGAATCTGAAGATAGACAAATCTTTGAGAGAGAAATAGGTAAGTCTTATTTTGGTCTTGGTAACGCCGATATGATTGAGTTCATACTTTATGATGTAAATAATAACCAATTACCTCAAGGTGATGATGGTAAAATGGTTAGATATATAAGTTTAGATGATTCTAATATACAAGAATATTTTTTAATTTCATCTAATAATTTTACTAAAAAACTAAATGGTGCTTCTGAATTCATAGTTGATATAGAAAAGTTAGTAAAGGAGGCGGGATATTCAAATGGTATATTTAAAACTCAAGTAACTCTACTAAATAGAAGAGCTGGTTCTGAACCAAGTGATAGAGATAAATTATGGATTCATGAAATTTCACCATCAAGAACGGAAATACGAGTTCTTCCATTAAAGAATGAAAAGTTACCAAATCCTGATTTAGAAAAGAGATATGATTTGTTTGTAAACGAAAGACAGTTTAGAGATGATACAATCTACTATGCTAAGATTTATATTCAAAACATTACAACAAAAAAAGTTTTAGATGCCTTTTCAAGAATTAAGGGTACACAAAAAGATACAGAAACTTATCACTCATTAATCAGAAAAGAATTTAAAATTGAAAGTATAGAATTATTCATACAACAGATTAGAGAAAAGTTCATTGAATCGATGGAAAACTTTATCGATGATAAGGAATGGAATATTCTTGATTTAAATTATGGTAAACCTAAAAATGAATTAGATGTAATTGAACTCTCAATCAATACTATTCATCAGATATTTGAACAATCACTTGGGTTGATAATTCAATATTACTTACCAAAAAGAACAATACAAGAAGAAAATGAATTAACACCAGAACAACAAGTAACATTTGATAAAGTTAAACAAATCTTAAAATCATCTGTTTCAGATAATCTATATGAATCAACAGAACCAGATAAGATAGATGCTGTTGTTAGAGGTTGTATGGACCCCGATGCATTGAACTTTAATCCAAAAGCGAAAGAAGATGATGGTACTTGTAAGTACAAACAAAAAGATGATGAGGTTCTTGAGATAAAAGGATGTACAGATTCAAGTGCATTAAACTTTAACCCAAAGGCAACTCAAGACGATGGTAGTTGTAAATACAAAGATAAAGTATCACAAAAAACTCAAACTTATTATGTTTGGTCTCAAGTTGCAAGTTTAAAGTACAAGCAAAATGGTGAAATAAAAAATCTACAAGGTATCGAATATGATTCTTTCACAATCACATATGATGACGGTACATATAGAGCTAAGGGTGATGTAAGAACAGTACCAAAACTTAGAGAAATTAAACCTGTTCTTACGAGTTACAAAATTACAAATACCACAAAAAATTCTGTAAGAAGAGAACCAAGACCAAAAACATATTTATACCCAGGTGATGAATATAGAGGAATAGGATATGGTGATAGAGATAGGTATGGATATGATTACGATAGGTTGGATTACATCGATGATATTTGTGCACAAATAAACTCACTTAGTTTACCAGCAGGTTTAAAATCTCAGAATATTGGTTCATGTAATGCAGTGATATCAACTCCCCCACCAAAACCAGTAGTAAACAATACACCAACATCTGGTGGTGGAGGTGGTGGTGGATATAATTTCGATTCACGAGGTGTGGAATTTAATGACCAAGATGATTATATAAACCCATATACTAATCCTGGTGATAGAGTAGATAGACAACTTATAATAAGGAATTATAAATAATGATTAGACGAGAGTTTGGCATATACGATGAAAATTTCAACAACGGATTCAACGAAGGATTCGATGATACTCTTCGTGTCGATGAGTTTGATTATGGAGTTGGTGGAGGTGGTGGTGGTATCACACGAGGTGGTGGTGGCACTACTATCATAAGAGGATGTACTGATAGTAAAGCTAGAAATTATAATCCAAACGCAACAAGAGATGATGGTAGTTGTGTATATAATCCACCAGCATTACCAGTAGTAGAGGATATAAATAGAAGTGTAACTTTTACAATAAGAACTGAAAATAAAAAACCTGCAAATATTGTTGTTGATGGTACTGTTCAAAATTCAACTTCATTAGGTTTAACATTTACGGAAAAGGAATTATTAACTCCTAAATTAGTAAATGTTATTTCTAATAACAAAGAAGGTTCGGTAGAAACATACAGAATAAAAACAGTTCAAAGAGTAAAATCAAAAGAAATAAAACCTGTACTTGAAAAAGATTTTGATGATGATGTAGTAGTTGCAGATTTTCAAGATAGAATTAAATTTAGTTCTGATATAGATTTCAGACCAAGATTTAACTTTCCTATGGGATTCAATTCTCCACAATTATTTAATATAGGAGGATTTGGAAATACAGGTATTCCACCTATTGATTATGATAGACCAACTACAAGGCCAACTCTCGGTATAGCACCATATCTTCCACCAAAAACTTTTAAAAAACCTTCATTAGTAATTGGTAAGTTTGATTGGAACTACTATGAAGTTATTGTTGAGAAGAGTATTGATGGTGGTGAATTTACAAGAATACCACAACCAAAACCAGCTTTAGTTAAAGGTGTACCATTAAGTAACTCATCTGTAATTCCTTTGTTTTTTACTTTTGAAGAAAAAACAGTTGGATTACCAGTTGTAAATACATTTGATATAAAAATCAAAGGTGATGTTAGTAGTGATGATATTATAAGATATACTACAAGTGATGGTCAAACCGGCTTTGTTAAAAATGGTTTAAATCAAATTACGGTAACTAAAATAGAAAAAACCTCATCATGTTATATAAAATTTAATGGTGAAGGTATAAATGATTATACTCATAATGTACAATATCAATATGAAAATAATCAAAACAAAAAGAAAACAGAAACAAAAAATGGAATTGATTCTACATTTAATTTAACAGTAGGTCAAAACTTTTTTGTAGTAACTGCTAATAAACAAGTTTTTACACCAGACCCAAGTACTCCAACTATTAAAATACAAAATAGAAATGTTGTATTTAATATAGCCAATTCTGAAGATGTTAATATTGTATATGATACAGCATTTGCTGATAAGGTAATTTATACTTTAGGAAAGGTTGAAAGAGAAATAGGTCCAAGTGGTGTTATTAATTTACAAAACTCAGATTTTCCAAATGGTGTTGGAAGGTATGTTTTATATCTACAACCTGTTTCCAAAAGAGGTGGTAGTGGTGAAGTACAAAAAGTAATCATCACAGTAGAGAGTAGAGCGTATTTACCAGGTCCTGATATCACACATATTAATTTCCCACAAAATATTAAAGGTGCGGATTTTAAAGAATATAATATAGATTTTGAAGTATCTTGGCAATCGATAAACACAAATTATATTTTAATTTATGCTGGAAAGGTATCTGATAAAAATTTATTAAAGAAGGCACCTCCATCTGGTAATTCTAAATTTAATGTTGCAGAGATTGTTAAAATAATAGGTAGTGATTTAGATGAAGATAGAGATGTAACTCAGTTTAAATTATTATTCATACCTTATAATGAAGAAGGAGATGAAAGAACTGCTGGAAAAACTGAAGAAGCTAGTATTACATTTGATAAAGGAGATTTAAAACTAAGAAGAGCAAATGTTGTAAATGATATAAAACAAGCCTTCATTTCAAATTTAAATCCATCCGAATTTGATGATTTCATTTCACCACTACTTACTCATTATTTACATCTTGGTGATGGTAACAATCAACTTATTGGTACATGGGGTATTGATGATAAAACATTTGCGGATGAATATAGAGATGATGCTACAAATCAAATAAAGTATAGAAATGTTGAAAAATCTCTTGTATTAAAGTTATACGAACCTCTTCCAAGAAATATAAACACAAACGATACCGTTTGGGTTTCTAAAGTACATTCTATTCCACTAATAGACCAGATTACTATTATTGAAGATGTTACTAAACATTGTACACCACTTACTCCAAACTTTAACTTAGATGTAGGAGATGATGTAGGATATCAAATTCTTGATGATTTAATTGCAAGTGGTTCGGATTCTTCAACGGAAGTTGTTAATCAGTTTGTTTCATCTTCAGAGTTTTCATTGGAAAATTTAAATATTAATTTTATTTCAGCCTCAACTATGGTTGAAAATAATGTTATTGTTGAAACAACACATGATTATAATTGGAAAGATTTTGTAAAATATTCATCAGCGGTAGAAAGAGTTGAAAACTTTTATTATAAAATAAAATTAATAAATCAGTATGAATCAAGATATGATTTATTAACAAGTGGTTCAGAGTGGACAGGTTCTGTATCTGTTAGAAATGAAGCTGATAAACAATTAGAAAAAATCAATAATGTAAAAAAAGGATTTGATGCTTTTGAAAAATTCTTATATGTATCATCTTCAGCTGATAACTTTGCATATCCAAAAACAAATAATACAGGTAGTTTAATAAATGCTCTTAGTTCATCTGCGGTTTCGTGGTATAATGGGGCTATTGAATCTGCAACAATTTATGATGAATCTAATACATCAAGATTAACTTACAACTTACCGAAACATATTCAAGATGATGATAAGGGACAAGAGTTCGTATTATTCTTTGATATGATAGGTCAACACTATGATATTATTTGGACACATATCAAAGGGTTTGCAGAATCTAAAAAATTAGAACACAAGTACCAAAATGGTATAAATAATGATTTAGTATATCATATGTTAGAATCTCTTGGTTGGGATGCTGATATGGGAGTTCAATCTCAGTTACTTTGGGAATATGCGTTTGGAAAACACTCAGATGGTACACAAGTTACCGAAATGAGTGGTAAATCAAGACAACAAGAAGTTTGGAGAAGATTATTAAATAACTTACCGTACTTGTATAAACATAAAGGTACAAAACGTGCATTACATGCTGCGATGTCGTGTTATGGGGTTCCTGCTTCATTGTTAACTGTAATTGAATTTGGTGGGCCAAAAGACCCAACACAAGATGGTACTACTAAGTTTACTTTTGAAGATAGAACTGCAGCTATTTTAGTAAGTGGTTCACAAAAAATTGATATACCTTGGAAACAATATTCTGAAACATCTGAATATCCAAATTCTGTTGAAATACGATATAATTCAGAAATTAAACAAGACCAACAACTTATTAGTGGTAGTGAGTGGAATTTAAATATTTTAAAAGATACTGGTTCACTTGCTAAGGTACAACTTGTAGTTGGTTCTGATTCAGCATCAACAGATGCTATTCCATTCTTTAATGATGAATATACTCAGATTGTTGTAAATAGAGAAACAGGAAGTTCAGATACATATACATTATATGTAAAAGAAGGATTCCAAGAAAGAATTAGAAATGAAGTATCAACTACATTAACTACTACTGAAAAAGGGTGGACAAGTGGTTCCTACATCGCAATCGGTGGCGATACAATCACAGGTTCAATTGATGAATTTAGATTATGGACAAGTGCAATATCAGAATCAAAAATTGAAAATCACACTTTATTACCAGATGCAATTGATGGTAATCATGTTTCATCATCAACTGAAGATTTAATATTTAGATTAGATTTTGAATATCCAAAAGATAGAGGAAGTGATACAAGTATTAAAAATGTTTCAATAAACAGAGGATATGAAGAATCATATGCAACAGCATCAAACTTTGGAAGTATTTCTTCTTACCCATATCAATATATTCCATATGATAGAACAGTAACTGCTGATGTACCATCAACTGGTTTTAATTTCAATAACAAATTAAGATTTGAAACACAAACTAAAATAACTGAATTATCATATAGAAGTAGAGCAACTAAAAAATCACTTGACCAAGCACCAATTGATTCAGATAGGTTAGGATTATTCTTCTCACCTATTAAAGAGATTAATATGGATATTTTAAAATCTCTTGGTTCATTTAATATTGATAACTATATTGGTAATCCTCAAGATGAATATTCTAATGAGTATTCTGAATTAAAACAACTTAGAAATTATTA